GGCCACGCACAAGCAGCCGATATTTCTCCGTGCGCTCCCAGCTGAACTCACCTGGCTGTCTCTCGTCCTCAGTCTCGTCGAGCACCACCATCGAGAGCGTCTGCTCGCCATCTTCCGCGCGGCCGTCGTCCCAGTTGATCACAGCCTCGGCCGGATACAGGCCGACCATGGGCACGGCCCGATTGATCTGCACTCTGGACCGCACGTCGCCAGCGAGACCAAGCCTGCCGGTAATGAACAGCTCCTCGTGCATCTTTCGGAGTAGCGCCGCCAGGCTCTCGCCGTTGGGCGTCGCCCTATCTCGCATCGGTTCCAGCTGCGCTGGTAGCTCGATCTGGGTGTCGCCGCGATTGAGAAGCCCGACTAAAGTCTGAACACCGCGATGCACGAGCTCGGGAAAAAGCGCGCGCTTCACATAGGCGTCATAGAGGAGCTTTCCCTCCTGACCGTTGTTCATGCCCTTTTCGCGCATGCCCTCCGTAGAGGGTAGGTAGGTCGTGCCCTTGCCCTTGACCGTGGTGTCGCCAAGCCAGGCGTCACGCATCAAGGTCCAGTCGGCTAGAGCGGCGGCATAGAGCGGGTGCTTGTCTGAGATTGAGCTCATCGCTTTGGGGTCCGATTGTACAATTCAGGACATCCCGCTTGTGCTGCCGAAATCGACAGTGCCGGCAGTATCGCAAAGCGAGCGATAGGCGCGCGACGCTGCGTCGACCTGGTCGCGTTGCCTACCAAGCGGGAACGAGCAGCACTCGTCCACGAAAGCCTGAGTCCACGGACCCTGGACAACCCAGACATTGCGCGCAGAGACTTGTCCGGCGAGCGGTTGAGCGCGGGTCGCCTTGTCGCCGGACTCTGGATCTGAATGGATATCGACGCCATGAAGCGCTTGAGCCAGCGCCCAGACCTGGAAGACTCCGGCACTCCCCGGGTCTTGCGGGTAGCTCTGTCTAACTTCCTCGCCGTCAGCATCCGCCTGCGCTCTGATCTGTTGGGCTAGCTCATCGACGCCCCACTTTTCGACCAAACTGTGTTCAATGTACAGGCGCCCTTCGTTCAACCGCTCCAACACCCCCGCCGTGTTGGCGCTCTTTTTCTGCCTGGAACCGGCCAAATCCCAGCCTCTGCACCGCTTGCCGCCGGCGGGAACCTCAGATGCTGGGATGTACTGGAACTTGTCACGCTTGAACAAACCACCCGCACGAAGTGTCGGTCTTTGCTGGAACTGGCCAGCTGCGCCATAGTCGCCACCCAACGCTATCTCGAGCTTGCTCAGCTGCTTTTCGCTGTAGCGCGCCTCGCAAAGCAGCTCCCCCGGCTTGCGCGGATCCACGAAGCCGAGAGACGACCGAATCGGGAACGGGTGATCATCCTCGTATCTCGCCGGCATGCAGAGGTGGTCCCAATCATCCTCCTCTTCGAGCATGACCCCGCAGTAATCCCGCTCGTGCAGTCGCTGCATGATGCAGACGGCGCCGCCACGGTCCCAGTTGCGGACTCGGGTCGGTAGCGCGAGGCGGATCTGCCGCACAACCTCGTCCCGGACGTCATCGGACTCCGCGACCTTGACGTTGTGCGGATCATCCATCGCGACGAAATCGCCGCCCTCTCCCATGATCCCTGAGGTTGGCAGGGCCAGTCGATAGCCCTTGTCCATGTTCGAAAATCGTCCGGCGCCGTCTTCATTTGGGTTGAGCCGGAAGCGGTCACCCCACAGCATCTGATACCAAGGATCTTCGATCAGTGCCTTGCACTTGCGGCCATCGCGCAGCGCCAGATCGCCACGGTAGCTCGTGAACATGAACCGGAGGTCGGGCATGTTGCCCGGGCCCCAGCACCAGGCTGGCCAGAGCACGCAAACGATGATCGATTTGGACATCCCCGGAGGGATGTTGATCATGAGCTTCTTATTGCCCAGCGCCCCTTGGGCGAGCGCCTGCAGATGATTGCAGATCTCGCGGATGTGCCATCCATCGATGTAGCGCGTCGGGTCGACGATCGGCCAGGAGAGCCTGACGAAATCGTAGAAGCTAGCGTTGCACAGCCTCCAGATCAGATGGAGTTGAGCTTCGCGTTTGTGCCCCTGCGCCCATTGGACGTATTTCATTCGTTGCCACTGACAATGCGCAGCATGTTCCTGGTTTGCTCGACCGAGAGCGTGTCGAGCTCGGCGCTTTGTTCATTGGTCATGCGTGCAGCCGGGGGGCCACTTAGATGGACACTTTGGCTGACATCGATTTGGGGAGTCTCTCGATAGGACGGATCGAGCTTCTTCATGCGGAACATGAGCAGGCTGTCAGAGTACTTGCGGACCGCGCCGACGGTTTCTCCCTGATAGAAAACTGGCTCGAGCACACCTTCGAGCGCACGACGTTCGCATTCAGCCTCTAGGATGCGGAGGCGCCCTGCTTCGTACTCGTCGATGGCCTCTAGCCAAGCTTCCGCCAAGTCAGGATCGTTATTGCGCCGCTTGTACATTGCTTGGAAAGAGATTCCGATGCGCGTGCAGGCATTTTGCACATGCCCTGTCTCTCGCAGGTGCTGCAAGAACGCCTTCTTTTTTCTAAGCGTCAACTTCATCAACTTCAACCAGTATAGAATAGACGCCGTGATGCCCGATCATGGGCTCCACTATCCATGGCAAACGCCAGCCCTGGGTGAGCAGGATCAGCCATCGATCAAGCGGGGCTCGCATCACAGTCATCGAACGCCTCCCCATCGCTTTCGCGCATCGCTTGGTGCCCGCTGAAGTCTTGCCAGCGGCGCACGGCGACGTCGCAGTAGACAGGATCGATCTCCATCGCGAGGCAGACGCGGCCGGTGGTCTCCGCGGCGATCAAGGTGGTTCCGGATCCGCAGAACGGCTCATAGACGGCCTGGCCAGGCGACGAGTTGTTGAGGATCGGCAGACGCATGCACTCGACCGGCTTTTGGGTGCCGTGATTGGTCTTACCGTCGTCCTTATCGCCGCCGAAAGCTGCAGCATTGGCAATATCCCAGACGGTCGATTGGCTGCGATCGCCGTTCCAGTGAGCCTTCTGGCCCTTCCGAACAGCATAGATGCAGGGTTCGTGCTGCCAGTGGTAGTTGCCGCGGCCGACGACGAAGTGTTGCTTGCGCCAGATAATCTGGGAACGGGTGATCAAGCCAGCAGCAGCTAGGCTCTGATCGACGGTGGTGGCGTGCAAGGCGCCGTGCCAGACATAGGCGACGTCACCCGGGAAGAGATTCCACGCCTCCGTCCAATCCGCGCGGTCGTCCGCCTGGACCTTGCCTTTCGATCGGCTTGCCTTCCCCCATTCACCCTGCAGCGCATCATGGCGCCAGGTCGGATCGTAATTCACGCCATACGGTGGGTCTGTGACCATCAGATGTGGCTTCCCGCCGGCGAGCATCTGGGCGACCTGATCGGCGTTGGTAGCGTCGCCACACATCAATCGATGCGCCCCGAGGATCCAGACATCCCCGGCCGCTGATATTAGGTTGCCGGGGTCGGCGTCTGGAGTCTCGTTCTCGGTCTGATTCTCCTCGCGTCCTAGCAGCCGTGAGAGCTCAAACTCGGTAAAGCCCAACAGACTGACATCAGTTTCCATTTCGGCCAGATCGCCAAGCTCAAGCTCGAGGAGCTTCTTGTCCCAGCCGGCGTTCATCGCAATGCGATTGTCGGCCAGGCGGTAAGCCCGGGCTTGGGCTTCGGTGAGACCTTCGCACCGGACGCATGGCACCTTTTGGATGCCCAACTCGATCGCGGCTTCGAGGCGCCCATGCCCAGCGATCACGTCGCGGTCGGAAGTGATCAAGACCGGGTTGCGGAACCCGAACTCCTGCATCGACGCCATGATCTGCTGCTTCTGTGAAGGCGGATGCGTGCGGGCATTGCGCTCGTAGGGCTTCAAGTCCTTCGGCGGAATCATCTCGATCTCGGGGGCTGCCGCCATGCTGATCTCACATCTGTGGGCCTGTAAAAACGTGGGGGAACCAACGGTGAGTGTCAATTCGAGTGAATCCCGCAGAGCAGAAATTGACAAAAGGGCGCCTTTTTTTGTTGCAAAGGACGCCCTTTTACTATGATCAACCTATCAAGTTTTTCCACTCCTGCCACGGAGCAACACAATGGACCATCTTCGATACAGGCGCGTTTCCGACACTCCCGACACACACGGTCACCACAATTCCGCGCTCTTTTGGTGGTTCGCTCTGCTCAACATTCAGAAGTTGGGGACTTGGAACAGCGATCCGACGTGCGGGGCGTTCGCCATGAGGCGTTTTGCCCTCCCAGTTCAGCCGCGATAGCGCGTCAATCCAACCCAGCCACGGAGGCCCAGATGGACACCACCAAGCGCCCCGCACCAGGCACCCGCACCTACGATGCGACAGTCACCCGCGGGCCCGACGGGCTGCCGCAACTCACCATCTATCAGTACATCATTGGTGGCGTCTGTGGCCCGCATGGCGACTATCCGATGACAGTCGACCCACGCAACAGCTGGGAAGACACCAAGTCAGCGGCGATCGATGCGGCCAACCGCGCTGGCTACATCGTCACCAGCGACTGGAGAGCTGCTGGGTACGCCGGCGTTATGACCGCGGATGTCAGCTTGGCGAAGTGGAGCTGACACCCTAACAACCTTCCTGCCACGGAGAGCACCATGAGCGACTTCACGGTCTACGGCTTGAGCTACCAGAGAGTGCGGATCACGGCACATGACGCGCGTGATGCCGCCAGTCTGGCGCCATTCGAAGCGATGGTGGTCCGCGACTACCGCGGGCGTGTCGTCAAGCACAAGAGCGACGAGGACGAGTAAGAATCGCAGCGGCCGAGCTCCCCAGGGTTGGGCATAGCCCGGCCGCTGACTGCTCCGCCCCGAAGGGCGTCCTGCCACGGAAGCCTTGGCGTCGGGACGCCAGGACCAAGCGAGAGGGAATGTAATGGCTCAACAGACGAACGTCCAGACGAGCGGCACGCTCGCACAGATCGCGAGAGGCATCCTGAACGAGATCGTCGATTTCGACAGGCAGTGCCGGGAAACCGAATACACCGACACTGACACCGTATGGAATATGTTGGACCGCTGGCGCCAGGATCTCACAGCCAGCTTCGCCAGTGGCGACGCCGTCCTGTCCCTGCCCGACGAGCTGGCCACCAACATCCTAGACCTGCTGGACCAGGACATCGACGAGCTGCGCAAGCACCCGATCGATGGCGATGCTTTGGAGCGCAGCGAGCGCTGTCAGCAGCTGATCAATGAGCAGTGGCCGCCGCTGCCTTCGGAGGCCGATCAGGACAGAGGCGATGAAGACGACGAAAACCCGTTTCACCCGGAAAGCCCAGAAGGTCGCGCGTGGCGCGATGGCGACCGGAGCTTTGTGGAGACAGCCGATGACTAAGGATCGCCCCATCTTGCACATCCAAGGACACGAGCTGCGGGCGGATGCCAAAGATCCGCAAGGGCCGGTCGGCAATATGTCGTTGGTGCCGATGCAGATGGAAGATGACGGCGCTTACCTGCATGGCGCGGTCGCGATTGGATTGGTTGGGAATCATCGCTTTCTGTTCTACGCGGAGGCGATCGAGGTCGTGGACGGCCCCGAGGGATGGGACATTGCTGCCAATCCTAAATGGGAAAGCCGGCTGGACGTCTACTGTGCCGAATACGACCAGTCCTTTGGCACGCTCACTCACGACAATCGCCGCTACGTCGTCTTCATCACGCCGCAAGGCGCCTAAAAGGGCGTCCTTTACTTGCAAAAAGGGCGTCGTTTGTTATAATTGGAGTGTCCTAATAACTTCCTGCCACGGAGGACTCAGATGGAACCAGGAACCGAGTTAGTCCCACGAGCGACGATCGATGAGATCGTGGGGCACCGAAATCAAGCACTACAGCTGTTCTGCGAAGCTCATGCCAAGATCGAGGCGGCCGCCGAGGCCGTGAAGAACGCACATGAAATAGCGTCGATGGCCTACGGCAGCACCGATCGGTTTCTGCACGGCGGCGAGGACGAGATCAAAGCCTTCTACAACTCGGTCAACCTGCCAGAGCGCGATTGGTACCTGACGGTGGCGCGCAAGATCGTGGACGGGAAGACCTGGGCTGGCCTGATCGAGCGGACCAACCTCGAACGCCTGATGGACGTCCAGGCCAAGGACGACCTCGCGAAGCAGCTCAAATACCAACCGGAGAAGCGGGACGCTCACGAGCACCGCCAATGGCTGGCGACCGGTCAGGAGGAGCGCCCTGGCCTTCCTGAGATCACGGTCGAAAATGTCCGGGCGACGCTGCAAGGCTTCGCTGCCAACGCCGATCACATCTGGCGGCGCGGTCTGGCCAACGCCTTCGCCAAGCTTGATCGCCGGTTCAAGAGCCATGACGGGTTCAAGATCGGGTCAAGGATGATTCTGTCCCGAGCTTTCGATGATTGGGGGCATTGGAACTACCACCACGACCAACGCGCACGCTTGCTCGACGTCGAGCGGGTGTTTCTCATGCTGGACGGCATTCCGGTCCCGGATGCGTATGCTGGCATCGTCGGCGTGATCGACGGTTCGCGGTCGCGCGGGCTGAGCCCTGAAACGTTCCGCGTCGAGAACGAGTATTTCAAGTGCGACGTCTATCTCAACGGCAATCTGCACGTCTGGTTCAAGCGCAAGGATCTGCTCCAGCAGGTCAACAAGATCCTCGGCGAGTGGTACGGCGAGGTGATCGGCGACGCCCATGCCGAAGAGGACATCTTCGCCGCCCGCAAGACCGCGCCGGCGAAGTACTTCGGCTTCTATCCAACGCCTGACGACGCGGCCGAGAGGCTGTTTCAGAGTCTACCGACCTGTCGGCGCAAGGAAGATCCGCAGCCACGCATGCTTGAGCCGTCTGCTGGTACCGGGAATTTGGCGCGGCGCATGGTCGAGAGCCGAATGATCGGTGAAGGTTGGGGCGATGGCAGGGAGGAATGGTCGTACTGCCCATTGGTCGATTGCGTGGAGCTGCAGTCGGACTACGCGCGTCGGCTCGACGAAGCCGGGTGTTACAACCGGGTGCTGTGCCGCGATTTCCTGACCGTGCAGCCCAGCGAGCTCGGCGAATACGATCTGATCGTGATGAACCCGCCGTTCGATCTCGAGCGCGACATCGATCATGTGACCCATGCGATGAAGTTCCTCGCACCGAACGGGTGCTTAGCAGCGATCATGTCGGCGGGCACTGAGTTTCGTCAGACCAAGAAGGCGATCGCCTTTCGGAAGCTGATGAAAGAGAAGGGCGCAGAGTGGCGCGAACTGCCGCCCGGCTCGTTCTCCGAATGTGGAACTAACGTCAATACAGTCATGGTGAAGTTCTGGAACCACGATCGGAAGTTTTGGTAAGGCGTGCATCGCGCGAGTACTTATGTTAACATGCAGGTGATGAAACCTGCCACGGAGGATAGACTTTGCAGACAGCATCTTTCTTCAACGCACCGCGAATTGGGCGGATCTCGATCGCCCGGTCGGCGCCTCGCGGGTATCCAGCTGGGTACAAGGTTTGCCGGGAGCTGGCGCCAGGGAGCTGGTTCCGCTCAGCCTCCCATGCGCAGTATTGCGATCTCTATGAGACCCAGCTCAATCGGCTCGATCCGCAGGCCGTGTTCGACAACCTCTGCATGATGGTCGACGACAATGAGCCGGTTCTGCTGTGCTGGGAGAAACCGCCGCTGCACACCACCAACTGGTGTCATCGGCGGATGGTAGCCGAGTGGTTTTGGCTGAAGCTCAAGATCGAGATTCCGGAGGTCGACTTCGGGATGGTGAATGAGTTCGGCCAGGCGGTGCTGCCGACCGATAAGGGATTTGAGATTATCCCAGCGGCGTAGGCTGAAGTGGAGCGGGGCCGGGGTATCGCACCCCCGGTCCCACCGCTGGGAAAGCGATGGTCGCCTAGCCCCCGCGCACGACCGATAAGACATCACAGGAGCACCCCCTTGAGCAAGATCGAATGGACGCGCCAGACCTGGAACCCGATTGCTGGCTGCTCGGTCGTCTCGGCAGGCTGCACGAATTGCTACGCCATGCGCCAAGCCTACCGCCTCGAGCATCACCTCAAGATGCCGGCTTACGCAGGGACGACGAAGAAGGTGAACGGCAATCCGGTCTGGACTGGGACGATCAACCGCGCGAGCGACGCATCGTTCGAAAAGCCGCTGCGCATCACCAAGCCGTCGCTGATCTTCGTGAACAGCATGAGCGATCTGTTTCACGAGAAAGTTCGGTACCATTGGCTGCGCGAGATCATGGGGATCATCGATCAGTGCCCGCAGCACCAGTTTCAGATCCTGACCAAGCGCCCATCGAACATCAATCCGATGATGAGGGCCATTGGGCGCGACCGCATGCCCGACAACGTTTGGCTCGGGACCAGCGTCGAGGACCACCGCGTCAAGATCCGGATCGATCACCTGCGCGAGGTCCGGGCCAGCATCCGATACCTGTCCTGCGAGCCGCTTATCGGCCCGCTCGGACCAGTGGATATGGAGGATATTCATTGGGTGATCGGAGGCGGCGAGAGCGGCCCGGGCGCGCGACCGTGCATGAAGGCTTGGGCGGTAGCGCTCCGCTGGTCGTGCCAGCGCCAGGGCGTGCCCTTCCTCTGGAAACAGTGGGGCACCTACCAGAACAACCCGCTGGCTTGGGATCACCCTGGCAATGAGGCAGACATCGCATCCGCAAAGCGTCTCGATCCGGAGGGTAAGGGGGGATCGCTCCTGGACGGTCAGCACTTCCGCGAAATGCCGAGCTCGCCGCTTGGCCCTGACGGGCAATATGCCTTGAGCTGAGCCACACCGAAAAAAAATCTGATAAAAGGGCGTCTTTTTCTTGCAAAAGGGCGCCTTTTTGATATGATCAATGTGTTCAGAAATTCCTGCCACGGAGCCCCGAGATGACCACCTTCATGGAACCTGTGACGATCGAGACTTCAGCCGGAACGGTCGAGGTGTACCAAGATCGCCACGGCTTC